CAATCGGCGCGTCGGGTCGCATTGCCACGAATCGTCCGGTGCGCTTCCAAGCGTTGCGCGTCGCGTCTGAATCTGCGGACTCGTGGCCGCAATGCGGACAGCGGAATCGGCACGACTCGACGGCGCGCGTCACGTCCCAAGTCTCGTCGTCGCGCTTTGCGGCGGCATCCCAAACGACGCCACCGCGCAAGCCTGTCTCCTCGTTCTTTTCGAGAGTGAACGCGACCGGATGAACCTTGGCGCACGACGGACATTCCGCGCTCCACTCTTGCTGGTTTCCTTGACGATAACTCGTGTCCTCGACGTTTCCGGTTTCCAAGTCCATGATTGGAGCTTGTGACGTGTTGTAGATTTTCGAGCGTCCAACTTCCTCGAAACGAGACACGCGCGCAACCGCATGACCATAAACATCTTGCCACTTCGGGAGCCAGATTTCGTCGTTGATCTTGTAGCGAATGGACTGACTTTGCTGCGAGGAAAGATTCGCGGGGTTGAGGATGAAAAAGAATCCGCCGAAATAAATCTCGGTCGTCGTCTTCATCGGGCCAGCGCGCGGCAGCATCTTGGCGACCGGCTTGCAGCTTTCAAAGATCGGGTTGAGCCGCGACTTGGCGTGGCGATCAATCATTTCGTCGGTTTGCATCGTCCACGAGATAGGGCCAGCGTCGTTACAGATTAGCCAAGGCACCCACACGTCGGCGACGAGCGTGCCGCCGATCTGCACCGCCTTGCGGAAATGCACGCGGCGCACGAGCGGATTCTGCAACGCGTCGAAGATCGGAATCAGCCACGGCGAGAGGCGCACGTTGAATGGGCCAGACGTAGCGTAGGACTCGGGCAACACGATATGCTTGCGCGCCCACTCGTAGATCGGCGAGCGGTCACGCTTGGGCAACTTGAAGGCGGCTAGGCGGCGTTCGGTTTCGGTCATGGGTTGGCTGGCTCAACAATTTTTTTTGGGCGTCCACCCTTCTTGCCGTTGGCCTTTGCCGTCGCAATCTTTGCCGGTGAGCGCGAAAGTCCGCCGATCTTTCCGCCCTTTTGGCCGAGAGCGACGGCATATGGATTTTTAATGCGTTGATTTGAACTCGCCATTTGTGCTTAAAAATTAGCGAGGAATGTATTCGGTTTCCCAAGAAACATAGAAAGCATACGACTTAGCAGCAGTTTTAACTTCGTATTCGGCTTGGTCGAGTTTGTGTTTATAGAAAGCATAATTGTTTTCAGAAACTTCAAGCAGTTTAGCCCAATCGTAACCGTCAGGCTTGTTTTTCTTAATACCATCGCGGGCATAAACGAGCGTGTTAAAAGCATTATCGAGCTGCATTGAAATGTCGTAGCGAGCGTTCTTAAGTTTCATAATCCACTGATCGAGGGTCAGGAGAGTCTTTGCGCGAGCTTTGATTTTTTTTGTCGTTGGCATTTTTTTGTTGGTTGGTCGTTGCTGAACGTGAACAGACAAACCCAAACCGCTTTCGGTTTAAAGCTAAATCGCACAACTTTCTGCCGATTCTTTTTGTGCTATTGATAATCAAACACTTACACACGATTTGATTTCGATCACTTGATTGATTTAAACTAAGTTTAACCGCGTATTTTTTAGTTTGTCATGCTTCGTCTTTGGTTGCGCCGCCACTCGATGAAAAGAAAGGTCGGTCAGATGTCAGCTCGATCTCGAAATGGTCATCAACGCAACGCCCAGCCCACGCGACTTGATAGAGCAAACAGTTGGGTCGGTAAATCATGGCAATGATAACGCCCGCGTCGTCGCCGCAAGTGCGGTGCCAGACCATGTCGCCGAGGCGAAACTTTGGTGTGTCGGTCATTAAAAGTCGTTGTCGTAAGCGTGCGAGATCGTTGCAGCCTCTTGCATCGACATGGTTTCGAGAGATTCGACGTAGCGATTGCGCTCCATCTTTTCGCGTTCGTTTTTCACATCTTGCAAGGCTTGAACGTAACCAGCTTTCCAATGTTCGCAAAGTTGTTGCTGGATTGCCTCGTCGCTGTAACGACCGACGCGCAGTAACTTGATGCCGATGTCGCAATCGCCCCAAGCCTTCTCCGCAAGTTCAAGCCAACCTTTCATTGGGTCGGGCTGAACCGGCAAACGCGCAGATGGTTTCCTGCGAGCCTGCCAGTCGTCGAAACGTGGCGACCGTTTGATCGCTTGCGAGTGCTTCCAGCCGCGAGAAATGTTTCTGTTAAATTTGTTCATTTTTTTATCAGATAAATCTCCTCGGTTAAATCATGCGGGTTTTCCCATGCAAGTTCTTCGATAAATAAACATGGCGGCTTTCCATCGTTAGGGTTGCTTCTTCGACAACGACTAGGTGCATCAGTCGCAAGAATCCATCCGAGAATCTCCATTTTATTCGGAGGGCCGAATGTTCCGGCAATGACTCGATCTTTCAGAATGTCTCTTGGTTTTACCTTACAATGATTTTTACTCCGACTCCACCTTACGTCAATTCTTGTTCCGTCTATGTCTGGCACATCGTAGACATCAACGTGCAATTCAATTTCTAATCCTAGAAAATTGGCAACGGCCAATTCAGCGCAAGCAGCGAACTGATGACTTTGCAAAAATTGTCCTGCAAATTGCTCAGGAAAAGCCGACACGCTTTTCTTTCTGTCTGCGCTATCTTGGCGTTGTTTTCCAATTTCAAACGCATAATCAATTTCTGATTGTTTTAGCGTTACAAAAACCGACCAGCTCATTGGCTGACCTCCGAGTTTGCCGACCGCGCCACCATGTCGTTTTGATAAAGCGCGATGTTCGCGTTGATCACCTCGCGGATTTCATCAAGGATTAGCGCGCCCTCGACGTTTGCCTCGGCTGCGTTCTTGCCGATCACGCGCTGGCCTAGCTCGACCTCTAGCTTTAGGCGCAGGAGCAAGTCGAGTTTCTGCGCGAGCGTCGCGAACATGTCGTCTACGATTTCGCGTGCCACGACTTCGCCAGCCTCGCGCTCATTACGCGCGCGCGCGAGACGGATTTGCTCACGCATCAGCTCGGCCTTGAGTTCGGCCAATCCGCCACCGCTGCCGCCTACGCGTCCGAGTCCGTGCGAGTCCGCCCACGCCTTGACCTGTTCAAACGTGCCGTCATGCGGAAAGCCTTCGCGTTTGCGCCAGTTGCGAAGCGTGCGAATGTCGATTTGCAGTTTCTCAGAAAGCGCAATGAGATCGGGTTCAGGCTTGGGCATATTTTGAGCCTTTGCTTATGTTTTCAGATGCCCACATTGGTTGGAGATTGCGCCAGTTAAAGCACTCCAACATCTGATCTTTTTGGCTCAAATCAAAAGAGGCGCATGGTCTGATATGATCAACATGCCATTCGCCGTAATTGCTCCACGACATTCCTTGTTCAAATTTATTTTCGATATAACTTCTAAGAAACTCAACTGAGCATCCAACCATAGAAAACGAGCCAATGCTGTTAATACTTTGATCTTTCATTGCGCGCCAAATTCTAGTCATCACTCGCTTTTTAAGTCTACGAGATGGCACTAACATTGTCTTATCATATCGAAGTTTTCTAAGTTCAATGTGATTCAACGAATCGCTTGGCTTGCTGTAATTCCTTCTTTTTGTTGTATCTACTCCAGCTTCCTTCAAAGCATATAAAACTTGCCCGCCTGAGTAACCAAATTCTTTGGCGAGTGTTTTAACTCCATTTCCTCTGTGATAACGAGCCATCATCACAATAATGTTTTCCCAAGGCTTAGTCAATTTAGTATTCGCTTGAATTGATCTGTTTCCGTTTTTCACACTACTACCGGTCAACCAATGAAGCACCTGACCTTCAATCACCTTTCCCAAATATGCTTCGTGTCTCCATCCTTTTGAATTAAAGATCACGTTTCTTATGCACATTTTATGGCAAATTCTTTTTGAGATTTGTTTTGATCTCGAGAATTCGTTGATCGTCAGCTCGCAGATTTCTTCCGTATAAATGTTTCGCCATCTGTGCAACTGCGCCACGCGAGAACTTTGCGTTGCTGGCGCACGCCGAAAGTTTTGCAGCGGTTTTCGCGCGCCCAC